TAACATAATTTGAAAGTAGAACTCTCTTCAAACTCTAAAGATCCAGATATTTTTAATATAAAACCTTGATTACTTATGGAAGAAGACAACATCGCCCTTACTGCAGGAGTAACATCTACGTTAATGTCTTTATTTACATATACTCCAAAAGGTTGTATAAATTCATATCCGGTGTACCAAGTGCCCCCTCCTTTGTTTGCAGAGGTGAAAGAAGCTGTTACTCCTGTTCCATAGCTCCCTGTTGTCCAAGGAGAAGTTCCATTAGAACTCATATACTTCCAAGAAACCCCATCAGTCGGTATGGGTATATCTCCGAATTTACCAGTTCCCATATCCCAAGCTCCTGATATTGCAAAAACTTGAACATTATAATCACTAGGAAGTCCTGTGGCATCTGCCAAGTATATTTTTAAACTACTGCTGAAAGAGGAAGTTCCTATGTAGTTGGACACCACATCAGACATGTCACCATCAGCAAATTTTATAAGAGCTCTAGCAGCTGTGGATTGGCTTGCGTACAGCAAACTTGTACTCTTAGTAAGTTCTAATATCGGATCTAATCCAGAGTTTAGAGTTTGATAATCAGAGTAAAGAGTTGAATCTTTCTCAGCGAATATTTTATATACTGCCATTTTTTTATTCTTAGTATGTTATGACTCTTCCATATATGTCAGTGTTTGGAAACCTAACTTCAAATATAGAAGGATCTAAACTTGGGTATATTATACCGTTTTTAGTTGCTCCTTTTATATCGTAACCGTATGGAGAATATCCACTAGACTCACCATACTTATTAACTACATCAACCCTAATAACACTTTGAACCCCTTTCACATTTCCACAACTAAGTGTGTTATAAACTTCTGATAATATTATGGGCTGGTTTATCTGCCACTTATCTATATCAAAGTAACTTCTAAGAGCTTGTAGACAATCATTTAGAACTTCTCTGCTATTATACGCAGGTAATACAACGATATCGAAATTTATTCCTATGTTTATATAATATGCGTTTTTTATGTTTATAGCATCAGACAGTATTTTGTACTGCGACATATAGGTCTTTAAGTTTTCTTTTACGGCTGGGGAAGCTTGTGTCAGCCTTTTATTAGCATCATAGGAAAGTACGTATAAACTTAAAGACAGTGGATTATCATTTAAATATGTATCTCCTTCATCTATCTCCCTTAAAGAGAAATCTTGTGTTATATAAGCTTTTGAAACGCTTCCGAATTTAGGCGGTAAGCTAAGAGCTCTTATTATATGATCCTCTTTGGTTACATTTCTCAACTGCGTTGGAAATGAGGCTATTGTTTTTTGTCTAATATCTTCTATTGAATCTCCATCTCCTCCTCCTGAAGAAGGAGCTTCGTTGTTGAATGAGACAGATCTTTGAACATACCCTAAAAGGCCTTGATTTAATGAGCCTGGAGTCAATGAAACGGGGGTTACCGTTACTTCGTATATTTGAGATATATCGTTAGCAGGCACGTTAGTTTGGGCTCCCCCTCCAACTATATATCTAACCGTTAAAGTTGTGTTGTTAGGGGCTAATCCATACTCTTTAGTGTACACAAAATTTGAAGGATCATAAGCTGTGAACATCTTATCTACAGCTGTATTATTTCCTATACCTACATTATTAGGGTTCGGTATTATAGTATCATCAGATTCACTGACAACTCCAGATCCAAACTCCAAAACCAGTTCATTATTTTCATTGTATCTTGAAACAAATCTCCTGTTTACAGTTCTTAATTTCAGTATGTAAGGAGCTGTATCATTGTATTGAGACAGTGTAGCATCGTTTGCGGCATTGTTGAGTACCTCTTGAAAAACTGTGTTTTGGGCTAAATATGGAACCTCATACCACTTATTACCGTCACTGTCTATAACATCTAATATTTTAATAACGTCTGTATCGGGGAGTGTTACGCTGTCAAATTTTACTGACTGTCCAAAAGTAAAATCTTGAGACTTTATAGTTCCAGCTAAAGCTTTTATTTTCTTTTTAAGTAGGTAGTATTCTGGTTGGTTTGTTGTGTTATTTATCTGATAAACACTTATTTCTGTAGGACTTGCGGAGGAAGAGAAACTAAAATCAACTATGTCCTCAGTTATAAAAACAGTATCAGAATTTGTAAAAGACTTGACTTTAGCTTCTTTATCTATTATCATAGAATAAGAATAGTCAGGACTAGCTATACCCCCACTTATTGCAGCAGGTAGTTGTTGAAATACACTGAGATCTACTACTGCCGTACTAACTACTTTAGGCCTATACCCTAAGGTATATGCCATAGATATTAAGTTCTTTTTGTCTTGTGCAAAAAGTAAAAAGTTTTCCTGAGTCTGCTTGTCTACATAGAAAGATAAAACGTCTCCAACATAAGAAGCCATCTCTATGAACATGTTTCCAGGAGTAGCCTCTGTAAAATCGTTGTATACTTCAGGAAAATAGTTTTTAGCATACTCTATCAAAGCTTGCTTTAAGCTACTAAAATCCTTGTTTATATATTTTATATCTTTCTGTGCCATTAAGTAATTTGTATTAGTATTGTATCAGCATCATTATTTATAGAATAACTTAATTTTATATTCAATAAATTCCTACTAGTGTCAGAACTAAAATCTAAAGAATTTACAGTTATCATAGGAAAATAAAGAGATAGATCATCCAAAATAATCTCTCTGGCATTTGTAAAATCGCTATCTTGTTCAAAGAGTAACTTTCTAAGGTTGGCTCCGAAATTAGGATTAAAAACCCTCTCTTCTTTATTTGTAAGCATGTAGTTAGTTAGGTTACTCTTTATCTGATCTTTCGTAGTATAGTTTAAAGTGAATATATTATAATCATTAAAAGGCAGTCGTATTCCTATACCCCTGTTAGGGTTTCGCTTACTACTGTCCACCTTAAACTCTACCCTATTTCTCATCCTACTCTATTTTTTAACTCTTTCCAAGCAATAGAATCTTTCTTTATGAAAGGAATTGGTGCATCTATGTCAGGTAAAGATCCGTTAGTGGAAATTTGCATGGCTGCTTCTTCGCTTAGTCTTGGCATTTGTGGGGCCCTAGACGCAGGTTGAAAATCAGATCCTATAGCCTCTCTCAGCCTATTTTTAAACTCATCTGGTGATTGTAGTGGGGTTTGATGGCTAGATACAACCCTTCCTTCTTTTATTGATTTTGCCAATAAAAGTTTAACTTCTTTTAAGTCTTTTTTAAGAGAGGTTTCCATTTGTTCTTTAACTGCCTCTTTTACAGCAGATTTAACCGCCTCTTTTACTAACTCTTTAAAGAGGATTAATTCATCTTGTGTCATATTAATAAATATTTGAGTCCAGAGTTTATATTTGATTTAAAATAGTTTTAATCTCTTCTAACAGATCTTTAGAAGTAGAAAAGTAGCTAGGAGCCGTCTGTGCTTTTATCATACCTGACCCTTCATCAAAAGCACGGGCTATTAACTGCTTACTGTCATATTTTTCAACTTTCAGTATATATTTGTTAAAATTTTGATCTGTGAAAGATTCAGACTCTTGAGCTACTTCAGGCTCTCCAAAAAGTTCATCAGCCAACAATTCTTCTGCCGTGTCAGTGGTTATAAAGTTTCCTTTATCTGCCTCATCCTGTATTTTTATAGACACTTGAAGAGTTCTAAATCTTTCTATAAGCCTGGTTACTACTTGCTTATTTTGTGCTAATTCTACGCTGACTACTTTTAAATACTCTTTTAATATCTCTTTTAAAAATACAAGTTTTATACCTTTTTTTAAAACTAGAAAAATAGGACCGCTTACCGGGTTTGCGGCCAGAAGTATCTCTTGAATATCTAAAATTCTTTTATAAGTGTTTATAGCCTGTGTTACGGTTGATAGGGAATTTATAGTAGTTCTTAATATATTTAAAGTATTTTGAATAGAAGTTATCTTGTTTTCAACATTTACTTTTATCTCCGTTGCTTTTTGAAGATCCTCTCTAGTAACAGTTATTATCAGATTATTTCCTTCAAGATTCACTCTACCTTTACTATCTACTTTTTTTACAGTATCTTTTATTAGTTGATCTACTTTCTTTTCAACGTTTAGTACAAGAGAGTTTATTTTGTTTAGAGTCTTTTTAACAACGGTCCCAAAAGGATCTTGAATAGCTCCACTGACATCATCTACTATACCGGTAACTTTTGCTTGAGCGTCCTGTATTTTTTGACTAGCAGAATCTATTTTTTCTCTGCCAGAATTTATAGCTCCTTCTACTTTTTTAGTGGCTCCTTCCACAACGGAATTAACTCTAGAATCTACATTTGTATTTGACCTGCTTGTAGCCATTATATAGTTTTAGATACTTTTGATTTTATTGGAGAGTTCTGCTGAGTGTACTTTGTTTTATAAAATCCTAATTTACCTTTTAAAGTAGTGGCAGCGACACTTATGTTTGGAATACCAGAAACTCCTACTCCCAAAGCATTAGCTGCGGATAGACTAGTAGAAAAGGCGTCCAAAGCTGATATAATATCTTTTATAAAATCTATGACAGAATCAGCTTTTGCTATGGGCTCATTAACCCCATTTTCTGGTAATCCTAGCTGAACATTAGGGGCGTTAATTACAAATATGTTATTTTGATCTTTTGATCCTCTTAGTCCTATATTAAAATGTACGGAGTCCAACGCTGATACTCCAACTGTTTTTTTAGATATTACAAAAATAGAATCATCCTTACTGTTGAGTATTACTCTATCAGAATTAAGGATAACTGTATCCTTCTCAAAGCTATTAAAATCTATGAACGACATTTTTATTATTTAAGATATAGACTAGCTTCCTTTTTTCTTCTTTTTACCAATGCTTGCAAAACTTTACCTCTGGATGTTATAGGTCCTTTTTCTATTATAGATGCTATGGTTTGGGATGGTTTTTTAGTTTTTAAAGCAGTATCTAGACCATTATATCCGAATGCACCTATTCCTGCATTATATGTAAAACTTACTAAAGCTGCTTTTTGATTGTCTTTCAATCCTTCCCATATAGACTTTCCTATTCTTTTTATAATATCATTTTGAAATCTTGTAACAATATTATATCTTAAAGTTCTTTCAGCATCTTCTCTAGTAAATACTGTAGAGTTTGTGACATTTGAAAC